GATGGATTTACTCGTGCACAGTTTAAGAATCTTGTTGAACCATTCTTACGTGATGTTAAAGGTCGCCGTGGTGTTACTGACTTCCGTGTTAAGTGCGATGAAGCAAATAATACTGGAGAAGTTATTGATCGTAACGAATTTGTTGCTGATATCTTTATCAAGCCAAATCGTTCTATCAACTTCATCACGCTAAACTTCATTGCAGCACGCTCTAGTGTAAGTTTTGAAGAAATTGGTGCTTAATTAAATTGGCGGGTTAACTCCCGCCAATTCCTATAAATAATAAGAGAACACTAAGGAGTCACATTACATGGCTAATATTTCAGATTTTAAAGCGCAACTTACCGGTGGTGGCGCTCGTGCCAATCAATTCCGCGTAGAGTTAGCATTCCCAGCATATGTATCAGCTGGTCCAATCGTTGGATTGAAGACACAATTCTTGTGCAAATCAGCTCAATTACCAGGTTCAATTGTTGAGAATGTTCCACTTCAATATCGCGGTCGTACCGTAAATATTGCAGGAGAAAGAACATTTGCACCTTGGACTATTTCAGTATATAACGATACTGATTTTGCTATCCGTAATGCAATGGAGCAATGGTCTAATGGTGTACAAAACTATACAACTAGCAATGGTCGAGTAAATCCACGTGACTATCAAGTAGATTTAAATGTTCATCAATTGGATCGCAATGGTGCTATTGTTAAATCGTATACATTTATAGATGCGTATCCAACAGAAATTAGTGCAATTGGTCTTGACTTTGATGCTTCTAATTCCGTTGAAACATTTGATGTAACTTTTACATACAACTATTGGACTTCTGACACTGCAACTAATGGTGGATTTGGGGTTAATGTTTCCATTGATACACCAATCGGTTCTTTCCCTCTATAATTTAGAGTAAATTTATAATGAATGTATTTGGATTTGAAATCCAGCGTAAGAAGCAGGCACAGCCTGCTTCTATAGTTCCACCCATCTCCGATGATGGGTCTACTATTGTAAACTCTGCAGCTGGTTATTATGCGCAATCAATGAATTTTGATGCTATTGTCAAAACAGAAAATGATTTGATTCGTCGTTATCGCGAAATTGCACAATATCCCGATGCTGATGGAGCAATTGAAGATATTACGAATGAAGCAATTGTTGCAGATGAAGATGCTCCTGCTTTAAGAATTATCTTAGATGATCTTAAAATACCAAATACTATTAAAAAGAAAATTGAAGAAGAATTTCAAAACATTCTAAAGGTTCTTAAGTTTGATCAAAAAGGTCATGATATCTTTAGAACTTGGTATGTAGATGGACGATTATACTATCACATTCTTATTGATCAACAGAATCCTAAGAATGGTATAGTTGAATTGCGTCAGATTGACCCACGCAAGATTAGAAAAATCAAAACCGTCACTAAAGAAAAAAATGCACAAGGCCTAGAAGTTATTAAAGGCATTGAAGAATACTACCTTTATAATGACAAAGGTATTACAGAAGCTACGGCTCAGGGAGTTAAGCTTCCGTTAGATTCTGTTATCTATGTTCCTTCTGGATCTATAGATGGTAATTCTGGTATGATGCTTTCATATCTTCATAAAGCGATTAAGATTGTTAATCAGCTAAGAATGATGGAAGATGCGCTAGTAATCTATCGTATTTCAAGAGCACCAGAACGTAGAATTTTCTATGTTGACGTTGGTAATCTACCAAAGATTAAAGCGGAACAATATGTCAATGACATTATGAATAAGTTCCGCAACAAGATTGTTTATGATGCAACCACAGGCGAAGTCCGTGATGATCGTAAACACATGTCTATGATGGAAGACTTTTGGATGCCACGTCGTGAAGGCGGTAAAGGCACTGAAATTACTACACTTCCAGGCGGCCAAACTCTAGGCCAGATTGAAGATATTGAATATTTTCAGAATAAACTATATCAATCATTGAATGTTCCAGCAAGTCGATTGCAAAAGACTGATGGATTTAACCTTGGTCGTTCTTCAGAAATTACTCGCGATGAAATTAAATTTACAAAATTTATTTCACGTATTCGTAAGAAGTTTGCTAACTTATTTCTTGATGCTCTAAAAGTTCAATTAATCTTTAAAGGTATTATTACTCTTGATGATTGGGCTGAATTAGAGAATGGAATTAGATTTGACTTTATGCGTGATAATCATTACGCTGAGTTAAAAGAAGCTGAATTAATGCAGGGTAGATTAAACATTCTTCAGCAGATAGATCCATATGTTGGAAAGTATTATTCTCCAACTTATGTAAAGAAACATATTCTTCGTCTTGACGATGATGATATTGAAGAAATGCAAGCAGAGATGGATGAGTATAATCAGGAACAACAAGCTCAAGCGTTAACACAGCAAAAGCTTACAAGTGATCTTAATAATGAAACCGCGGCAGATGGCCAGCAACAAGGAGCTAAATAATGAGCACACATGAATTGGTAGACGCATTAGTATCAGGTGATTCTATTGCTATTGATAATAGTTTTAATAGTGTTATGGCACAGAAAATTTCTTCTGCACTAGATGCGTATAGAATAGAAGTTGCTCAGAGCTTATATCCATCTGAAACAACGCCAGAGCCAGAAGACGAAGAAGAAGATGCTGACACTGACGAAGCTTAAATCCAATATTCTTGAGAATATGGGAATCCTTGATAGATTTACCTATCGAGGCAAGCATGTTAGCATTCATAAAGATTACAGAATCAAAGTTGATGATGAATTTATTAACTTTGAATCAAAGAATTTGGAAGAAGCAATAAATTACGTTAAAGCAAGTATTGATACTAAAATCATATTAGAAGATAATAGCAATTTAATACCCGAAGAAAAGATAGCGAATTTAATTAGAAAACACCATAACGTTAATAAGATTACAGATACACTAATAGAATCATATATAGAACTTGCTTCTTCCAATATATTTTCTATTGATCCTGTTATAGTAGAGATTAAACAAAAGACTTCTAGTTTGCCTGGCAAGTTAGAATACACACTGAATGATGGTAATACAGTTGCTATAAATGAAAACACTCAGCATATTTTGAATACTTTACTGGATGATAAATATCAAATAGTAGAATACATGCGTGAATCTAAAGAGAATTTTATGCACGTAATACGAGAACTCGGGGAATAATATGGCAAAAACATTTTTAAAGACAACACCACAAAAGGTTGCTGTTAAAGCAGCTGGATCTGGAGTTACAGAAATTATCACACTAGCTACAGACTTACTACATTCAACTGAGGAAGTAAGCGGTACACCTACGGTAGATATTCAAGCAATGTATTGGACAGGTGCTGCAGCAGGTGTTGCAACCATTACACGTGGTGGCACTATAGTATCAACATTGGTTGGCCAACGACCAGGATACATTGATTTTACCGCTGCAGAATTTAGAGATTCTACTAATAATACTAGTGATATTACAGTTACTATTACTAGTGGTCAAATGGAAGTATGGTTACTTCTAAGAAAAGTAAAAGGTTATAGATCTAAGATTGAAGATGCTCAATATGGTTCTTATGATGATCCAGCTCGTGTTGGTGCATCTACCACAATTAGTGGTTCTCCAGATAAGGTGTAATTATGAAACTTATTAGAGAAACATTAGAGTCTACACAATTTATTGTCGAGAAAACTCTCGGCAAAGGCCAAGACTATTACATTGAAGGCGTATTCCTTCAATCAGAATTAAAGAATCGCAATGGTCGTATGTATCCAGAACATGTTATGGATAAAGAAGTTGGCCGTTACATGGAATCTTTAGTTAAGAATAATCGCGCTTATGGCGAACTTGGTCACCCAGATACACCATCTATTAATTTAGATCGCGTATCTCACCTAATTGTAGATCTTCGTAAAGAAGGTACTAACTACATTGGTAAAGCAAAAATTCTTGAAACTCCTATGGGTAAAATTGCTCGCGGTCTTTTAGACGGTGGTGCAAACCTTGGTGTTTCTAGTAGAGCACTTGGATCCCTTCAAATGAATAAAGAAGGCGTACAGGTTGTTCAAGACGATTTTATGTTGTCAACAGCAGCGGATATCGTCGCCGACCCTTCTGCACCTGATGCTTTTGTAAGAGGTATTATGGAGTCAGTTGAATGGGTTTTTGTTGATGGAAAATTTGAACAAAGACAGATAGAGGATACAAAGAAGATGATTCAGAGTACTCCATCTAAGAAATTAAATGAAGCCTCTATCGCGGCTTTTCAGAATTTTCTAAAAAATCTGAAATAAATAAATAGATAAATAATTATAGAACTCATCCAGTTA